TGCTCGGGAGCCGGTCGTACACGACGGGCCGCAGGCTCAGGACGGCGTCGGCGTTCACGTCATGGTCGCGGATGTTCTGCTTGAACCGGCGGGAGCTGGTGTTCTTGGCGAAGGTGCCGTCACCCTGAACCCACACCGCGTAGTACGTACCCGAACCAGACACCGAGTCGGCATGGACTCGCTTCGAGCCGTTGGCCCAGGCGATCGTGTCGCCAGACTCCAGGTAGGAGCCGTGGCTGTGTGAGCTCGGCGCGAACGTCGAGGGCTTCGAGGTGATCGAAGACCAGGAGTGCGAGTGGGACGACGGCGCGAAGGTGCTCGGCTTCGAGGTGATCGAGTCCCAGGTGTGGGAGTGAGACGACGGCGCGAAGGTTGTGGGCTTGTCGGTCAGGTCGGCCCACAGGTGAGTGTGCGCGGCCGGGGAGAAGGTGGTCGGCTTGCCGGTCAGCGAGGACCAGGAGACGGTCGGGGCCATGTCGGACCAGGCCGTACCGTTCCAGAACTCCCAGGTGTTGGTCGACTGGTTGAAGCCCAGGCGTCCGACGCGGGGAGTGTCCGGGCGGGTGTCGGTGGTCCAGCCTCCGACTGTGTTGCCGACGAACTTGCGCTCACCCTGAACGGACGCGGCGGAGATCGAGGTGACGTTGGCTCCGACCGTGACTCGGGCGAGGGTCATCTCCCAGACGCCCGTGTCCGTCTGGGTCAGGGCGGGCGGAGTCGACGAGCCGGCCGTGCCGGGCTTCACCGCGAGGGTGATCGAGTTGGTCGCAGGGTCCAGCTTCAGGACCACGCGGTCCACGCGGCTGGTGGTGTTGGATGCCGGGATCGTCAGCACCTCGGTCGCCGTCGAGTAGATGGCGTGGCCGCGCACGATCGCGAAGCCGGAGTTGACCTTGACGGTCATGCCGGTGCCGTCCGCGAAGGTGTAGAGCGAGGTGCCGCCCACGCCATCCGCCACGCCAGTGGACTGGAACTCTCGGAAGAGGCGGGAGTAGTCGGTCTCGGTGACAGCCGTGCTGTCGAAGGGGTATGAAGTGATCGCCACTTGGAGGGTCCTCCTTGGGTTACAGGGTGAAGGTCGCAGTCACGCGCAGGTTCTTGCCCACCGTGATCGGCTGGTTGTACGTGACGGTGCGGATGTAGACGCCTCCGGACGTGTTGATGTACCCCTCGCCATCCTCTCCGCCGTCCCCCCAGACGAAGTTGATCGTCGTCGGGGGGCGGTAGCCGGAGGGGAGGGTGGCGATCATGGTGTCGGCCAGGTTGCCCGTGCCAGAGGTGGGCGCCAGGGGGTTTGCGGTCCCGGAGACGGCCGGGTCATCCCAGCCGTTGAAGACCACGTAGACGTGAACCATGCAGACGCCGTTGACCTTGCTTCCGTAGAAGCTGTTGACGCCGAAGCTGTCCGCAGCCACCAGGCCGGACGTGGTGGTGGTCGGCGTGGGGTCTGGCGCGACCGGGGGCGGGTAGAGGGATGCACCCACTCGTACTCCTCCTTACACGAGAGCGACCCAGAAGCGGAGCGGGTCCGTCTCCCAGCTCGGGCTGATGGTGGACGGGGCGGAGGTGTCGGTGCTGACGAAGGCGCCAAAGCGCCGCACCGAAGTCGCGCCGTACACGGCTGCGCAGGTGCTCGCGCTGTCGAAGCGCATCAGGGCCGGACCGTCCACCGGAGAGGCGGTGTAGTTGAAGCGCCAGATGACGTAGTACACGCCGGGCGCCAGCGTCACGGCCGACGTCAGGTTCGACGTCGACACCGCACCACCCGTGGTGTGCTGCTCGGCAGGCTCGTACGACGCGGTGCTCATGTCGCCAGTGGCTCGCATGAGCGTGCCGGACGTGCTGTAGATGCCAGCCCAGGAGCCGGTCAGCAGGCCGCCCGCGTAGCCGAACATGTGCCACGCGATCTTCGAGACCGACATGGAGCGGTTGACGTAGACGGCCGCCATGCGGCCCTTGACTACGCCGGGGTAGTCGAAGCCGGAAGCGGTCGCGGCGGGGTCGCCGGCCCAAGCCTTCAGGCCGATCGACTCCGGAGTGAAGCCGGATGGAACCGATGAGTCGGGGAGCTGAGCGATCGGCACCTTCGTGCCCGAGTCCAGCGAGGCGACGCCAGAGGCCGCGGCCTTCTGTGAGGTGGGGATGGCGCTGACGTCGGCAGCTGTCAGGGAGACGTCGCCCGTCTTGGTGTTCACCGAGGTGACGGGGACCGTCGGGTTGTTGGCGACGGTGACGACCGTGCCGTCAGCCTGCCGGACCTTGAGGACGCCGCCCTGGGAGTAGGCGATCACGCCGCCCGTGGGGTTGGTCGTCGGTGCGGTGGAGGCGTCCTTCATCGAGAAGACGAAGCCGCTGGAGCCGCCAAGGTCCGAGGAGGTCGAGCCTCCCTGCATCGCGCCCGTGAAGAACGCGACGGCACGGTGGACGGTGGAGCCCGTAGCTCCGACCTCGAAGCGAGCGTTGCCGCCCGAGTCCTTCAGGAGCAGCATCTGCTGGCCGCCCGAGGCGGCGGTCATCGCCAGGCCCACCGTGGAGGTGTCGCCCTGGTTGATCTCCAGCGCACCCGCAGGGGTAGCGCCAGTCGCCAGGCGGACGCCGGCCTTGCCGTCAGCCTTCACGACGAAGTCGTCCCGACCGTTGTTCCGGGCGGTGATCAGGTTGCCGGTGGTCGGTCCGTCCGTACCCGTGATGAACAGGCCCTGAGCTGCCGTGCCTGCCTTGCCGTTGTACTGGAGGTCGATCGAGATGCCCGCCGCGTTGGCGTCAGCGTTCACGGCCGGGCCAGGGTTGCGGTGCGCGATCTTCAGCGTGCCTCGCCCGGACTCGGTGCCGGACAGATACAGCGCGGTGGACTCCGGGTTGTCCGACACCACGTTGAGGGCCGCCGCCACATCGACGCCGGACGTCGCGGCCTGGTAGATCGTGGCCGCGTGCTCCGTCGAGCTGGTCGTCTTCAGGAAGGCGCTGCGCTGCGTGGAGTTGGTCTCGAACGCCTTCGCTGTCACCTTGCCGGTCGTCGCGCCGTCCGCGTTGGACGGCAGAGCGTTCACGTCCGACGCAGCCAGCGAGACGATGCCCGTCTTGCCGTTGACCGAGGAGACAGCGCCTGTGCCACCACCGGCAGCGAGCTGGAAGACGGTGCCGTCTCCCTGCTTGACGTAGGCCAGGCCGCCCTTCGAGTAGAGGAAGGCGCCGCCCGTAGCGGTAGCCGGGTCGGCGGTGATGTCTCGCAGGCCGACCGCGCCAGCCGAGGTGACCTGGGCGGAGCCGTGGTGCGTCGTTGTGCCGAAGGTGATCGTGCCGTCCGACCGCTTGGCGTGGATGACGGTCTTGTTGAACGTGCCGTCGTCGTTGCGCGCGGACAGGCGGAAGTCAGAGCCGACAGCCGAGCCGGCCTCGGCGACGTCATCGACCTGGGCCTCCCAGCGACTGACGGCATCGGTCATCCAGCGGAAGACGCGGTAGTTACCGGCCGCCTTGTCGATGCTCATGTATGTCGCGTTGAGCGTCGCGTTGGCCTTGCTCGGCAGCGACTCGACGACCTGGAACTTGTCGGTCCCGTTCGCGGTCTGCACCCACAGCTTGCCGGCCTTCGAGTAGAGCTGAGCGCCCATGCCCGTAGTGGGCGGGTCGGTGATGTCTCGCACACCGATGGCTCCGTTGACGCTGAGCTTCACGCCACCCTGCGAGCTGTCAGCGATGCCGATGGCGACCTGACCCGTGGTCCGTGAGATCCAGATCGGATCGTTGATCTTCGTGGTGCCGTCGTCAGCGAAGGCTTCCACCCACAGGTCGGAGCCGTTGTTCGAGCCGGACTCCGTACCTGCCGAGCGGATCTTCCACCGCATCAGGCCGCTCTTCTTGATGTCGATGTTCGGGTCGCCGGAGGTGTCGTTCACCGCCATCGAGCCGGAGAAGACCGGGTCCGAGGGGATCGTGCCAGCCGGACCCTGCGGGCCCGTGAAGCCGGAGATGGCAGGCTCGGGGATTACGGAGAAGCCCATCAGGCTGTCACCTCCACTCCACTGATGTGCACGCCGCACTGCGTCGTGCTGGCCTGGACCTCGATCGCCTGGCCGGAGATGTCCATCACCTGGCTCATGTCCAGGGTGAAGATGCCGTTACCGGGGATCGATGTGTTCGGGATGACCGTGATCGCGCCGAACTTGACGAGGACGGTCGCCGCACTGGCGCTGACGTTCGAGACGAGGATGTTCGTGACGATCGTCGTCGTGTTCGCCGGAACGCTGTAGACGGTCGTCAGCGTCGTGGACGTCACGCCCCGAAAGAGCTTCTTGGGCACGTTGGCCACTTACCACACCCCCATGATGCTCATGATCTGATCGGACGGAGAGGAGCCGCCTCCCGCGGAGTTGGCCTCCAGGTTGGACAGGCGGGTCTCGGTGTTGGCCACGCGCTTGTTCAGCGCGGCGGAAGCGTCGAAGCCGGTGGCGTCACCGAGCAGGGCTCCGAGCCGGAAGCCGTCTCGGTCGGCCTTGATGACGTAGCCGGTGACGGTGGACTTCAGCTCCTGGTCATCGACGATGACGACGAGGCTGTCACCGAGTCCCCACTCCTTGCCGAAGCGGGCCTGGCTGTCCTCCATCGGAACGACCTGGACGTTGATCGCGGTGAAGCCTGCGCCTTCCAGCGCCTCGTCACCGGCCTGCTGGAGCTCGGTCCAGTCGTCAGTGTTGCGCTGGTCGATGAACTGCTCGATGCGCCGGCCCCAGTCAGCCTCCGCGGCGATGGACTCGGCGTTGTCGACCTGGAGGAACTGGCGCTCGGTGAGGTCGCCCTGCCCCGCCACGATGGCGCGTGTGACGCCAGGCGGGGAGATGCCGACCCTCTGCCCGGAGAGCGTCCCGTTGCGGACGTCGAGCCGGACGAACGCCGTGCGGTCGGTGATGGCGTAGGTCTCGAAGACCAGGTTCGCCCCACGCTGCACGACACGGAAACCGAGCTGGCCCAACAGGGCGATCTCAGTGAGCAGGTTGCCCAGCACTGGGAAGCGCGCGGACTGGTTGATGATCGGCCCGCGCGCTCCGTCCGTGCCCATGATGAGCCCCGTCTTACGACGAGCAGCCGGAGCTGACGGACCGATGTTGGCGTTGACATACGCGTGCATGACAGTCTCGACCTTGCCGGAGCGGACGTCATGCGCCTCTGTCTGACTGGCGCCGTCAGCGTTGGACGGCTGTGGGAAGGCCAGGGAATCTGCAAGACAGACAGTGTCTGACACGCCTTCGAAGGAGACCGTCCCGTCCGGGTCGGTGGGGGTCGAAGAGAACTCCGACTTCACCATCGGCCCGGACAGCAAGACGTCGTCTGGCCCGGTGATGATGACCCCGGAGCCGGGCGTCCGCAGCGTGTCACACAGCGGATGCTCCGACGCCAGGGTCAGCGACCATGAGCCGAGGTTGTTGAAGTTGTCCGTGAATTCGAGGTCCAGCTCCTCGGGGCGGATGATGCCCCTGCGGACCAGGTTCTTGTCACGCACCTCAACGGTGATGTCTTCCAGGCGCACTCAGATCACCATCCACTTCCGGGGGTACCAGGAGCAGGTGATCTGCGAGGCGCTGGTGGTGTTCAACAGAGAGGCGGTCGCGGTGGACTCGCCGGGCTCGACGGTCCAGAAGCGTGGAGCAGTGTCCAACAGGTCGTACCGGTTGGCGCCGGTCTCGTCCACCACCGTTCCCTTGCGGGTGTCGACGATGAGCTTCTGTGAGGCGGTGAGAGTGCCGTTCCACTTCAGCGTCTCGCCAGTGGGTGACGTGGCGACGAAGTGGTCACCCGGACCGCGGACCTCCCACACCGGGTACGCCGCAGCGTCACCCGAGTTGGAAAGGTCGATGGAGCCGATCGCCTGCGAAGGGGCGACCTTCATCGTGACGAGGTTCGTGAGGAACGCGCTCGCCCCCGTGGCGCCGGAGATCGTACGCACCTGCTGCTGAGAGCTGGTGAAGTACGGGTCGCCGGCCCGCAGGGTGAGAACCGTCTGGAACTCGTTCTCACCGATCGTGTCCTCGCCGTAGGTGTACTCGCCACCTCCGACGCGCCACACGTCCGTGCGCCACTCGCTACCGTCCCCGTTCTGGAGGACCAGGGTGGACCCCCCGGCCAGCACAAGGGCCAGCCGGGAGAGCTTGTCCTGAAGGTCCGCTCGGTCGAGCGCCAGGATGTCGATGGGGATGTCGATGTCTCTGGTCTGTACGCGGGTCCTGCGGAAGATGGCGCCGTCTCCGGCGCCTTCCAGCCACTGGACCGAGACCGGGGGCAGGCCCAGGCCAGTCACACCGGACTTGGCCTGGAACCCCACCCCCTGCTCGTCGATCTCGTTGAGGTCGATCGTGTCCGCACCGCTCACAAGCAGGAGCTTTGGCACTTACTTCACCATCCCATCCTGGCTCGGTTGGCGGCGGCGAACAGATCTTCCTCGGAGCTGAGCGAGGAGCCGGGTGCCGCGTAGTAGTTGAGAGTCTTCGAGCTGCCTCCGGTCGAGGAGCCGTTGCCCAGGGCGCTTCCCACCGCCGAAGCGATGTTCCGTGCCGTGGAGTTGGAGGTCGTCCCGATCAACAGGCTGTCTTCGACGGCCCGCATGATCCCGGACTGCTCGGAGAGCAAGCCCTTCCGGAACCCCTGACCGACGTAGGAGCCGATCTTGGCCAGCACCCGTGAGGGGCAGTGGATGCCGAGCGCCTTCTTGATGGCCTTGACCATCGAGTCCGCGATCTTCAGCATCTGCTTCTCGATCTTGTCGGCCTGCGATTCCAGACCCTTGACCAGACCCTCAGCCATGTGGATGCCGTTGTCGTACATCACCTGGCTTGCGGTCGCTCCGACCTTCCCGGCCGCGCTGGCAATCTCCTTCTCCAGCTTGTTGACCTGGTCGACGCCAGCCTTGCCCGCACCGAGGATCGCCTCAGCCGCAGCCATGCCAGCCTGGGGGCCGGCCTGCGCGAGCTGATCGAACATCTCCGAGTTCAGGCCCAGCTTCTTCAGCCTGGCCAGCACGTCAGCGAAGTGCTTCGCCTGATCCCGAGCCTGCGTGAGCTGCTCGATGATCCCGGTGAAGCCGCCCTCCATGTTGGTGACGTTGGCGTCGTTGATGATCTTCTGTGCGATGTTCGCCGCGTAGTCGGCCTTCGCCGCCTTCAGATCCGCGAGGGACTTCTTGGCGTCGTCGACCCTCTTGGTCAGCTTCTCGTACGAGGAGAGCAGCTTGTTGAGCTGCGCCTGGTCGGCCTTGACCTTGGCGGTCACGGACTTGCTGAGCTTGGCCTTCCCGATCAGGGAGGTCAGGTCAGTCAGGCTCTTCTTCACGTTGCCGAACTGCGACTCAAGGCCCTTGATCAGACCCTTGATGATCACAACACCGGCGTTGTAGAGGAGGACCTTGTCCTTGGGGAGCGGACCCTTCCAGTCGGTCAGCTTGCTGGTGAGGTCACCGAGCTTGTTCTTGACCGAGCTGAACATGGACGTGATGCCGGAGATGAAGCCCTTGATGAGCTCGATACCGGCGTTCTTCAGCGTCGACCCGAGCGAGCTCAGTCCGGCCTTCGCCTTACCGGGCAGCTCCTTGACCTTGGCTACGGCCTTGCCGATCCACTCGGAGATCGTCGAGACCAGTGCGTTGAACTTGGTCACGGCGGTCGTGCGGATCGTGGTCCAGCCGTCTGAGAAGAACTTCCCCATCGCCCTGATGCCGTCCATCACCAGCGCCTTGGCGCCAGTGAAGAACAGGCGGAGGCCGCCCGTGATGGACTTCCAGCCGTCCGAGAAGAACTTCCCGATGGCCTTGAGGCCGTCCATGAACAGGCCCTTGGCGCCCGTCATGAACACGCCGATGTAGCCACGGATCGCCGCGAAGGCTCCCGTGAAGACCTCGGCAATGGCCTTCCACGCCGACTTGAACAGGGCGCCGATGGCCTTGAAAGCCTTGCCTGCCGTGCCCAGGATGCCGACGTTGAAGAAGACTTCCAGCGCACCGATGATGATGTCCCAGACGCCCTTCAGCATTCCGAGGATGGCGTCCCAGATCGCCTTGGCGTCCTCGCCGAGCTTGCTCCAGTTCCCGGTGAAGAGGTCGAGGAAGAGCTGGAACCACGCCTTGACGTAATCCCAGACCGCGACGAAGTACTCCTTGAGTCCTTCGAGGACCAGGCCCACGCCGTTGATCGCAGCGACCAGCGCGCCGGCCAGGATCTCGATGATGAACTGGAGGATCGGGACGAGGATCGGCATCAGGAAGTTGACGACCGCGAGCAGTGCCTGAAGGAACGGCTGAAGAGCCTCGACCACGCGAGAGATCGCGTCGGCCAGCGGAGGCAGGACGGACTGGATGACCGCGCTCAGCATTGGCAGGAGCGGCTGGATGACTGCCGAGATGATCTGAAGCGCGATGGCGATCACCGGCTGGAGGGCCGAGAAGATCGTCGACAGCGCCTGAGCCAGCACGGGCAGGATCGGAGCCAGCGCGTCCATCAGGGCGGCAGCCAGAGGCATCACGGCCTGGAGGATCTGCCCGAAGATCGCAGCGATCGGAGGCAGGATCGTCCCGAGGAACTGGAACGCCGTACCCAGTAGGGAACCGACGATCGGGACCATCTGCTGGATGACCGGAGCCAGCGCCTGGAACGCCTGCGTCAGCGCGCCGCCGAGGAGCTGGACGATCGGGATGAGCTGCGGAGCCAGTGTCGAGAAGGCGCCCGCGAGCGGGATGATCGCAGCCGAGACGAGCTGCCCGAAGACCGGGAGCATCGCGGCAACGACCTGCATGATCGCGCCGAGCGCCTGGCCGAGCGGAGCCATCGCGGGAGCCAGGGCCTGCACCGCACCGAGCAGTCCGTCGAACATGACCGAGATGCCATCGGTGACAGCAGGCTGAGCGAGGGCCGAAGCCACCGCGGCCAGCGCCGTACCGATGATCTCGCCGGCCTTCGGGAGGACCGTCGTGAGCAGCGAGCCGAGCTCGATGAACAGGTTCTTGACTGCCGGCCCGGACGTCGTGGCGATGTTGTTCATCGCCTCGTGCGCAGCCTTGAAGACGTCGGTCATGCCGGACTGGAAGCCCTTGGAGTCGACCGTCTTGTGGATGCTGGCCAGTGCGTCGTTCAGCGTGCCGAGCGACGTACCGCCCGCCTCAGTCGCCGCGCGAGCGACGCCGGACAGGATGCCGTAGACGTTGTAGAGGACGCCGCCCAGATCCTTCAGGGCCTGGATGCCCTGGTCGACCTCGGCCTTGATCCCGTTCTCGCCCTTGGCCTTCAGGAAGTCGGCGAACTGCTTGGAGATGTTGACGAACCACGTCGAGAGCTGCGGCAGGTAAGAGGTACCGACCTTGCCCAGCGTCGCGATGATGTCGGCGAACGCCTTGGTTCCACCGGTCGCGATGGTGATGGACGACGACAGGTCGGTGAACATCTGGCCCAACGCGGGGCCGAGCGACGTACCGAGGTTCGTAGCGAAGGAGCCGAAGAACCCGCCGAGCTCGGTGGCCGTGTCGGCAACACCCTTACGGAAGGCGGGGAGCAGGGAGTCGACCATCTCCTTGATCGGAGCGCGGGCCTTGTCCCAGAAGTTCGAGCTGATCGTGTTCTGGAGATCCGACAGGGTCTTCTTGACCTCGGGGATCTGCTTGTTGAAGTCCTTCAGCGCGGCGATCGTGACGCCGATGCCGACCGCGAAGCCACCCAGAAGTCCGGGCAGCAGGGCGACAGTTGGTCCGATCTGGGCCAGCGATGCCGACAGCGCGAAGAGGTTGCTCGCACCGGCAAGGCCAGCCGAAGCCAGGCCGGCCACGGCAGACGCAAGCGAGCCGATGATCGGGACGCTCTTGTCGAGGTTCTTCAGGATGTTGCCGAACTTCTCGAAGAGGTTGTTCAGCACGCGGATGCCGGAGAGCGCAGCCAGCGCGGTAGCCACCTTGGCGACAGCCGCGTTGTTGAGCTGCGGGACGATCGACACCGTGCGGGGCCGGGTCAGGACCGCGAGGCGAGCGGAGGTAGCAGCACCGCTGAGGCCGCTCATGTCCGGCTCGATCTTGATCTTCAGCGGAGAGTTGTTGTCGCGCCAGTCCTGGATCTGATGCGTCATGTCGCGCAGAGACTGATCGCTGATCTTCAGGTGGATGTCACCCGCGTCGAGCTCGGACTGGAGCTTGACCTTCTCGCCGTTCTTGGCGCGGTTGGTGTAGGCGCGGATCGCCCTGGACAGCTCGCCCGTCATGGTCGAGGTGTCGATGCGGGTGTAGATCTTCACCTTGCGTGCGTCCGACTGGCGGTTGCGCTGGCTGATCTTGGAGATCTCGGTGAGGAGCTGACGCTCGAACCCGGCCATGTTCGGCATGACCTGGACTTCGACCTTGAGCTTCTTCTCGTCCTTGGCGAGCTGATTCTCAGCCTTGCGTCGGAACTCACTGGTGTCCGGCAGGACGCGGACACTGACGCGTCCGATGACCTGACCCTGGGGCATCGCTTACCTCCGCTTGGCGTTGAACTTGTTGTAGAGGTCGGCCACGGAGACGCGGCGACCCTTCTTGCCCGTGCCGCCGTCGGTCTTCTTCTGGGGCTTGGGGCGTGGCCAGAGCGGGATCTTGGGCGCCTTGCCCTTGCCCCACTGGCCGGTGGCTCTGGTGTTCTGGTTGATCGCGTCGAAGATGTCGGCCTGCATGTGGCGGTCAAGCCCCCAGCCGAAGTGGTCCCTGCCGCCCGACGCGAGGGCGATGGTGAGGGAGGTGTCAGGAAGCCTCTGGACAAGAGCGAGGACAAGGGCCGGCGCGGGCCCCCGACCTGCGATCACCTCAGTGAGATCCACTCCGTAGTGGAAGAGCAGGTCGGGGTAGAGCCCTTCGCCGTACTTGTCGATCAGCTCTCCGAGGCCGAGGCTTCCCCCACCTGGGTGCCCTCGCTGTACGTCGCGAAGATCTGCGCCAGGACCGCGAGGTCGGAGCCGATCTCCGAGAGCAGCTTCTCGGCCGCCTTCTCGTTGTCGGCGACCAGGCGGATCGCGTCCGAGAGCACCTGCTCCTGGTCGACGTCGTCGCCGTCCAGCTTCTCCTGGATCTTCAGGAGCTCGGCGCGCTTCTCCTTCGGGAGGCGCAGGGGGTTGAGCAGTCGGACGACGAAGCCGTCGCCGAGCTCGATGTCAGTGGACCCGTACTTCGCTTCCGCGGCGGCACGGATGGAGTCGAGGGAGAAGTTGGCCATGGGGTTGCGGACCTCCAAGTAGGTGGGGTGAACAGATCGCGGACCGTCGAACGAAGAGCCCCGAAGGGCCCCCGGTGTGCAAGGAGGTCCGCACCACTTGCACACCGGGGAGGATCAGATGGGCTCTGATCAGGCAGCGCCGGAGACCCAGGCAGTGCCGTCCCAGTGCGCCGTGGAGGCGTCGCCGAGAACGACGTTCTGGCCCGTGGTCCAGGCGGAGGTCGGCGTCGCGATGACAGAAGCCATCGCAGCCAGGTTGGCCGGAGCGACCGAGCCGTCCGGGGTGAAGGAGCCAGGCGTACCAGCAGAGGCGCCGGTTGCGACACTTGCACCAAGCGGGGTGATCGCGTAGGTGTAGGTGTTGGAGCCGAAGGCCATCGGCTTCACGCCGATCGGCAGGCCGGCCAGCGACTCGGTGTCACCGAAGGACACGTCGTCGGCACGGTAGATCTCGGCCTTGGGGGCGTAGAACGCGAAGTGGTTCTCGCCGTCCACGAAGACCGCGAGGAACGCGGCGCTCGTCGGGGTCGGCTCGGTCGGAACGCCGACAGTGCCGTTCGGCAGGACCGGGGCGTTGGAGCCGTAGTACAGCTTCAGGCCGGGGATGTCGAACTGCTGGAGGGTGAAGGTCATCGTCTCGGTACGGGCCGAGTACTTGGTGCGCAGGCTCTTGTTCTGGAGCGTGCCGATGGTGGTGGCCTCGCCGCCCTCGGAGGCGATCGAGAGGATGTCCTCCAGCGAGGTGTGACCCACGCTCGACCAGGGGGAGGTCGGGACGAGCAGGTCGTCGGGGAGGTCGGTTCCAACGGGGGCGGTCAGGTAGTTACCACTACCAATGACGAGAGTGGCGTTGTCGTTCAGGGCCACGAAGGAGTCTCCTTACGGGATGGGGTACGGGCGGTTGCGCGGCTTGCGGATCTCGATGTCGTAGGTCGCCTCGTAGCGCCAGACACCAGTGGGAAGGTCCGCGTACTGGACCGGGCCGGTCGACGTCGCCCAGTCGGTAACCCGACGAGGAGCGGACGCGAGGTCGACCCGTGTGATGTGGCCGCGCGAGGGCACGACCTTCTGCGAGAGCCAGGCGTCGCGGATCACGACGCGAACGGCCTCGGAGAGGATCGCGGCGTCTTCGTCGCCATCGGGGTCTTGGCAGAAGGCGTGCACCGCGACGCGAGCTGCGTCGAGGAATCGGGTGTCGCCCTGCCAGTTCCCGAAGGACGGGTCACGGCGAACGAGTACGAGGGGGAACGTCTGATCCTTGGCGATCAGGGAGTTGACCTGGATACCAGGCAGTCCATCGCGCAGGATCGCGAGCATCAGGTCTTCGACCGGGGAGAGCTCGGCGAGCGCCTTGATCTCCGGGGGGAGACCGGCCATCAGCCTCTACCTCCCCCACGCTTCTTACGCGCCTTGATCTTGACCTTGCGCTTCTTGGGTTTGGCCTTGGGGCCCTGCTTCTTCGGGAGGTGCGAAGCCTCTTCGAGGATGTGCAGGCCCTGCATCGCGCCGACCGTGTACTGGTCGATGACCTTTCCTTGGTCGTCGACCACTTCCACGTCGTACGCCTGGCGGCCGAACTCGATCGACAGGGCCGAGTTCGAGTTGGACTTGGCGTTGGTTCCGTTGGCGTCAGAGAGAACGACGTAGGCGTCGATGTCGCCCTTGGCGATCTCGATCTGTGCGACGCCCTCGACCTTGTGCTGGATCAGGAGCTCTTCAGCCCTGACGCCGATCTCGAAGGCGCGCTGGTCGACCTCGTCCTGCACCTCGGAGAGGGAGGCGATGAACTCCGCCATGTTCTTGCCGTTGAGGCCCTTGTAGATGTAGGCCATCAGCTCGGCCTCTCACGGACATCGATCGACCAGTGCCGAGTCCTGCGCTCGCCGTGGTGGTAGGCGGGCGGGGTCACGATGTCCCAGACCTTGCCCAGCATCTCGACCCGCGACCAGAGCTCAACCCCTTCGAGGTTGGCGTCCACGATCATGCGGGTGATGTTGATCTGCTGCTGGCCGGGAACCTCGGCTCGGGCCGAACGCTGCGGGATCAGCGCGCACCGGACATGGTGTGGGCCGCTCGCGTCGGCGACAAGGATCTCGTTGCCGCGGTTGTCGGTGTGGTAGCGGCTCTTCCAGACGGTCGCCGGAACTCCCCGCCTACGCTGCATCGAGCTCACCAGGGCTCACCGTCCGGACGGAACATCGGGAACGGCTTGTGCCCGTCGATGTCGACCGGGACGAGGCCGGCACTTACAGGCCGGTACGTCGAGTTCCAGGCCGAGACCTGAACGGAGACCAGGCCGGGCTTGCGGCCACCGATCTCCGCGAGGAGCTTCTGCTCGTCAGCGGTGAAGTAGACCGTGCCCGCGTTCTCGCCCTGGCTGTCGTTCCAGCCCAGGGTCTCGTCTCCCGCGCGGGACTGGGTGTAGCCCTGGGGGTTGTCCATGAACCGCTTGCACGCCTTCAGGACCAAGGTCCGTACGAGGCGGGGGGCGGAGGCTGCGTCCGGCCAGTCGCGACCTGTGTGGTAGCTCGCGAGGTCGGAGGCGTCCTCCAGGGCTGAGGTCGCGATGCGCTCCTCGTCAGCGTCGAGCGTCCAGTCGAGGCGAGCCTTCAGCTCATCGAGTGTGGCGAAGTTCGCCATGATGGTTCTCCTTCACTCACGGGGAGGGGCGGAGCCCGAAGGCCCCGCCCCACTCAGCCGATGGATCAGACGCCAGCGCCGTCAGCCACACCCTTGACGCCGGTGATCGCAGCGAGCTCGACCTGCGCGGCGTCGGGGCCGTCCGGGTCGGGCAGCACGTCAGCGGTCAGGTCGAGGTCCAGCTTGATCGCGCGGACGAAGTGCTCGAACTGCGAGACGAACGCCTGGCCGGTGCCCTCGTTGATGCCGATGAGCTGGTCCTTGATGGACCGGAAGCCCTTGTACGTGTTGACCACGTTCCGGTCGGTCAGGTAGTTCGCGTCGTAGTCCTGGATGTAGCGGATCGCCACACCGTTGTGAGCGGCGGTGCCGCCGTACACGGACTGCGGGACGGTCGGGGCGCCGGTCGCGAAGATGAACGCGGAGCGGTGCAGCGCGAACGCGGCGTCAGCCGGGACCTCCTGCGAGACCACGATGTCGAAGCCGTAGCGCCGACCGATGCTGGCCTCGCGCAGGGCGGAGACAGCCTCGGCCTCGCCGACATTGCCGGCCAGGTTCAGCTTCTCGTCGGAGAGCAGCGAGGTCTCCCAGTCGGAACCGACCAGGAGGACACGACCCTCGGAGGGGACGCGGAACTTGTTGAGGACGTCGCGCGCCTTGATCAGCGTGCGGCGCAGGTCGGTGTTGCCGCCACGCGCAGACACGCTGCCGCCGAGGGTGACGGCGTACGGCTGGTCGAGGAGGGTGTTGACGGCCTCGCGCTCCAGGCCGCGGCCGATGGCCTCGGTCTGCTTGGTCATGAGCTTGGCCCAGCCGTCGAGGTCGAACTCGCGCTGCTCGTCGGTCAGCTTGACGGCCGAGTAGATGTTGCCACCGAAGGAGACGGCGACCGTCTTCTCGGTGTACTCGTCGAACTGGATCTGCTGACGAGTGCCAGGGGTGGACGAGCCGGGCTCGCCGGAGCGCCACTCGTACGTACGGAACGGAAGGACGCCCTCAACCTTGACGTTGATGGTGTCGTTCTCGGCGCCCTTGTACTGGTCGATACCCTCGCGCTGGAAGAGCGCGGGGACGACGAGGGCCTGCTCCAGAGCGACTGCCGCAGTCGCGGCGATCTTCTCGGGCTTGACAACGCTGTGTGCCACGGGTGATTACTCCTGTCGGTAGGGGAGGTGAGGCTGGGCGTGCGACACTTGCACGCGACCAGAAGGGTTGGTCAGTAGCGACGGCTACGGCGAGCAGCCTGCGCCGCCTTGACCGGGTCGAAGTCGTCGGTGTCGTCCTCGGGATTGAGGCCACCACCAAGCGACTCAGGCGCGGCCGGAGCGATGAGCTTCTGGAGCTCCTTCGCGTCGGCTTCCAACTCCTCGGGCGTGGCGCCATTCAGGCGCTTGGCGAGGACTTCGGGAAGCTCGTACTTCGCGGCCACGTTGTTGAGCAGGATCGTCCGCTCCAGCGTCTCGATCTGCCCCTTCAGTTCAGCGGTCGCCGCCTCGAACTCCTCGACGGTCTTGGCCGAGCTGAGCTTGGCCTCGGTCTCGCGGAGCTTGGTGCGGTAGTTGGCCGCCTCGGCGTTGGCGTCGGTGAGCTTCTTGCGAAGCACCTCGGACGGAACGCTCTCTTCTGCGGGGGCCTCCTCGGTCGAGGGAGTCTCGTCGCCCTTGGGGGTCTCGCCCTCCGGGGGCGTCTCGACGGTCTCTTCCGTGGTGGTCTCTTCGGTGCTGGGGGTTTCCTGCTCGGGCACTGTCACGCCTCCTGGACGTTCGTGGATGATCGCCGAGCCTCCTGGGCTGCGGCCTGTTCTTGCCGGATGAACCGGCGCCAGGCGGACACAGCCGCCTTACCGGAGAGGCCGCGCGTGACCTTGGGCCACAGCTCCTCGTACCGGCGATTCAGCTCGTACGTAGCCGAGCTGCTGTACTGCTCACGCGTGAACACAGGCTCCGCGTAGCAGTGGCAGTTGTCGTGGTACTTGTCGCCGTCCGCGAACTCAGCCGAGCTCTGCGAGCGGTAGACAGGACCACGAGAGATGAGCATCGCGCACCACCCGCAAGGGGTTCCGGTACGCGAAAGTCTGATGTAGCCGATGGCCCGCTTGTCGCGCTGCATGTGGTTCCAGACCGTCGAACGTCCGCCGTTCATGGCGACGCGCTCTGCGGCTGCGGCCTGCTGTGCGCCGGCCTGCCTGCGGGCTTCCTCGCGAAGGCCGTCGACCTCGTCAGCGCTCCTGGCGCCGTCGATCTTGTCGACCTTCTTCTGGAGGTTGTTGGGCCCGAGGGCTTCCAGCACAGTGCGGAGCTCCTGCTCCGCCTCGCGCTCGATCCTCTCCTCCGCATCGCGAAGGCCCTCGATCTCCTCGACCAGGATGCGGTCGAGTTCCGCCTCATGCTCGGCGTCGGGATCAGTGAGGGCCGCCCCGTCAGCTTCCCCAGCCTGGCTGGTCGCGGCCGACGAGGCGGAGTCCGAGGTCTCGGTGGGGGAGTCACTTGCACGCCCCTCCTGGGGGCGCTCAGCGCCTCCGACCAAGGCGTTGAACTCCTCGCGCAGGGTCGTGACAGTCACGTACCTGGGCTCGGGGTGGTAAGGATCAGCCACCGTGCTCCCCGTCCGCAGAGCGCGAACGAGGCGGTAGTAAGCGCGGGCAAGATCCCGCGACTGGCGCCTACGTCCCATCACCAGAGTGATGGCTCTCCTCAGCCAAGAGGAGGCGGTGGACGCCCTGGCTGTAGCCGGGACGTCCTCCCACAACGTAAGCGCCTCCTGGACGGTGCCTGCCCCGATCTGGGTCAGTGCCGTCTGGAACGCGATCGCAGCGCGATCAGCCTCAGCCTGTCGGGCTGGACTGGTCACGCGGCCACCACCTCACTGTCAGGCGAGGCGGTGATGCCCGTGTCGGGCGTCGCTCGGGTGAGGGCTGAAGCGAGCTGGCCAACGGAGTCGTCCTCCTCGGCCATCTGCTCCCAGTCCTCGTACTCGGTCTGGGTTACGCCGGGCACTCGCTTCCACAGGCCACGCTTCGGGATACCGAGCTGGTCGGCCAGCTTGCCGAGAGCGTCGGCAGCCTGAGCGAGCGAGCGGGACTCCATGTCACGCCACTGAACCTCGCCAGCGAAGTCGTCCTGCGCAGCGGTGTCGCCTTCCATCTCGGCGGCCAGGCGGAAGACGCGCTCCCAGGCTTCTCCGAAGATGGACTGGAACTCCGTGATCTTCCGGCTCAGTGCAGTCTCCGCGGCGAGTAGGGCCTCGGCAGACAGGTTGGCGATCTGCCCGAGCAGGTGATGCGGCGGAGTCTGCGAGATCGCGGCCAGGTGCCGGATGCTCATGTCCACCGAGTCGATCAGCGAACCGATCGGACCGGCAGGCAGCGAACCGAATTTGACGTCGGGGTCCTCGGCGAAGAGGAAGCGCCGGGCGTTGTGGTTGATGTTCGCCGGGATCGGGTTACCGGCCGCGTCGAGTCGGGGCCGGCTGTCTACGGCCAGCGCCGGATCGGTGGTGACCTGACCGTTCTCGTCCACCATCTCCATCTGGAGAGGCGGCGCCATGCCGGTCACGTACCGCACCTCATGCGAGGTGTAGGTCTGCGCGACGAGCAGGTCGAAGATGGTCTGGTTGATGCGGTTCTGGAGCGGGATCATCGGCTCGACGACGCCGATCGTGCGACCTTCGAGGTCGACCGAAGCAGCGAAGCGGGTGACCGGGCATTCGTTCGCGCCGTGGCGCTTACCGGCGCCAACCCTGATGGAGTCAGCGTCGGTGTACGACTTGAACTGGACCGCGTACTCGCTCTTGCCGTCGAAGAGCCGGGCCTTGCCCAGCGTCTCGCCTCGCGGCTTGGAGACGATGGTGATCGCGGCGTACGGAGTCTCGTCGTTCGCGGGGTCCTCGAACAGGGCGGCCGTCCGCTTGGCCGACAGGCCCTTGGAGACGACGCCCTTCTTGGTCTTCTCCGTCAGGACGAAGGAGTGACCGTAGCCGAGCGCGCCCCGGTAGACCGCGGCCTGGCGGGCGTCCATGCGAGAACGCTGCCAGTGGGTCCACTGCGTGGACGAGGAGGATGAGGCGGTCGGAAGGCCCGAGGTCGCCGTGCTCGGCCGGTAGCCGTCCACGTAGAGCGCCTGGGCCGGCGTCCCGATCAGGAGCGGAGTCCAGTTGGAGATCGCCCGCTTGGCGAGCAGCTTGTACTCGTCGTCCGCCTGGGGCGGCATGTACGGGTCGTCGTGCTTGCCGTGGATGTAGTTGTCGATCCGCTGGATTCGGGCCTCGTCGCGATCAAGGATGGCGAGGAGTTCTTTGGCCAGCGAAGCTGGGCTGGTGTCGGCCATGCCTCACCACCTTTCGGTCACACTTACACAGGGTCACATGAAGTAGCCACGTCCGGTCCGCTTCCGGACCTTCTTGCCGCGAGCGCGGAGTTCGTACAGCGCCTCATGCGCGAGCATCAGTGCGGCGTAGGCGTCGATCTTGCGGGGGGAATCCTTGGACTCCTTGCCGAAGGAGATGCCGTAGTTGTTCGTCCGGCGCCGAGCGTTCATGACGTGGCGGCGGAGAGTGAGGTCGCCATCGTGGGCCAGCTTGGCGTCGAAGATGGAACGCATCAGGCGCTCATGCGCCAGCGTCACCGTCTTCTGCGAACCACGCATGTCCCACCCGATCGCGTCCTTACCCGTAGGCGAGGCCACGCTCAGGCGCTCACCGTAGGTCTCCGACCAGTCGGCGATGTACGACTCCCACAGGGCGACGTCGGCGAAGAACGCCTTCACGTCGAAGAGGCGGAACGCCTCATGCACCTCGGAGTCGACCTCCGAGCGAGGCACTGTCCAGTCCTCGCCCTGCGGGCCGTCCGGCTTCTCCCAGACGCCGAGCACGAAGGCGCACATGTCCCGAACGCGCAGCGCGATCAGCGCAGTTGCATCCGAGCTCTTGCCGCCATCGAAGCCCAGGACGATCTCGTCGTTCGGCTTCAGTGTCTTGTTCTCGTCGAGCAGCGTGTCCCACTCGGCCGGCCCGTAGATCGCATCCTCTTCGGCGACGATCTGGTTGAGCCACATACGCCGAGACCGGGACGGAGCGATCGTCGCGTCCATCACGGACTGGATGATCGAGTCCACGTTCAGCCAGACCGCGTCACCGCGGATCTTCGGGATGACGATGCGCAGCGCAAGCGCCGTCAGCGGGGTCTTGGCGTGAGCCTCGATCGAGTCGTACATGAACCCGATGTCAGCCATGCGGCCTTCGAGGATCTTGTTGAACGACTCGCGCATCCGCTCGGCGACAGAGTCTTCGCCAGGCAGGTAAGCGTTGGTGATCGCCAGGTAACGGCTGTCCTGCTTGGTCGCGTTACCGTCGATCGTCTCGTACATCTTGTGGCCGTTGTTCCCGCTCACCCAGTGATGGGTCTCGTTGAGCAGGGTGAAGGTCGTTCGCTTACCTTCGAGCGCACGGTACGAGGAAGTCACTGCTTCAAGACGAGCCTTGCCGCCGTTGGCGCGGATGAGGACCGCGCCGTCCTTGACGTTGTACTTCGCCTTGAAGTGATCCGTCATGAGCGACGGGATCAGGGCCATCGTGTTCGTCGTCTGCGACTGGTTCACCGCGGTTACCTGCACCCACGCACGCGGGTGAGGAATGCCTACCGGCTCGCCGGCCTCCCAGTGGGAGAAGCGCGACGGCCCAACCAGCTCGACCATGCAGAGCACCGCGAGGAGCGGGTCCTTGCCCCAGCCCTTCATGCGCTGAAGGACGCCCTTGCGGTTGATGAACCGCCCGTTCTCGTCAACGGCGTACCAATGCAGAACGAAGCGAAGCTGCTCCATGGTGAATTTCCATGGGCCGCCGTTCTCCGCTTGCAGGTACTCCGCACACCACCCGACGATCTGCCAACCCAGGGTGCGCTTCGGAAGAAGCCACGCGCCCAGGCTGTCCTTCTGCCAGGTGGGACCGAGGAACGTAGGGGGGAGCTGTTCGATCTCTTCGGCTGTGAGCTCAGCCTGCTTCGGAGCCAAGGCTTACCTCCTCAGTCGGAGAGCCCGAGCTCCTGTCGGTAGTCCGCGATGGCGAGGACGGAGGCCGGAGTGGTCTCCTCCTCGGGCTCTTGCAGTTCGATGCGCACACGGCGCCGATCGCCCTCGGTCACCAGGAGGTTTCCGAAGGCGGAGTAAAGGGTCTGGGCCATCTGCGCGGAGCGCTTGCCCGACTTCTTGTAGTGGGACAGGTCATCGCACAGGGCGTACGCCAGGGCCCAGTCGCTGTTCTGGTAGAAGTCGGCTTGGCCGGACGTCTTCAGCGAGTTGTAGAGCTTCACGGCGATGGGGTGCCAGTCGGGGTCAGGTCGGGGGACCGTGACCTTCCGCATCTGGCCCTTCTTGGTCTCTTGCTCCTCAGACCCTTTTCGCGACCGGGGGCGCGCGAGGTCTGATTCACGATTCGGTACGGGGCCGCGAGCGCCCACCGGTCACCTCCCTTCATCGGAGGACGCTGAGAGCGTCCTTCAGTGAATCTCCGAGGAGTGCGCCAGTGAAGCGGCTGATCTCCTCGCCGTACCGTTTGATGACGACGGTCGGTGTACTCGACACGTCGTGGGAGCCGGCCTTCTCCAGGCCGTCAGGGATGCTGATGTCAACCACCTCCGCCTCGACCCCGAGCTCGGCCAGCTCGCTCTTCAGGAGCGGACCGAACGAGCGACAGGGCCGACAGTGCGGAGATGTGAAGTAGAGGACGTTCACACCAGGCCACCCGTCATGAGGTGGGCGACGAGCCAGGCGAGGAATGCCAGGAGGGTGAAGCGTCGAAGTCGGAGCAGGCCGTTCGGCTGGCCCTTCGGATACTCGATGTCACGTCGAGTGCCGAAGATCCGCCAGACCTGCTCGGAGAGCGTGTCGCCCGGCTGCTTGCGCTTCAGGGCGATGCCCTCGATCACGACGAAGGCGCCAGCCCATGCGGCCCAGGCGATCTCGAACCCGGTCACTCGGCACCTCCTCACATGGGCGGGGTCGTGCTCTCGAATACCTGGCTGGTCGACGTCTCGGTGACGTACGAGACCTTCGTGCCGTACTGGTAGTTCTCGCCACGCACATGGAAGGTGAGGTCCCGAAGGGCCTCGTACGCAGCGACCACCTTCTGGTCGGCGAACTCATCCTGCGGGGCGCTCAGCTTGATCTGGCCGGAGCCGAAGTCGCCAAGGTCGATGACGTAGTAGCTTGCCAAGGTGTTGCGTTCTCCTTCGTTCATCGGGCGTTGCGACGCGCGGCCCGGTAAGCGCGGACGGGCGAGTTGGTTCTGTCAGTGCTGCCGTCATCACTGCCACCTCTTACCGGCCGCGGTGCGACCGGAAGTCTCGGGCCCCTGGTGGTGAGCCAGGGGCCGGCGCCTCACCCGAGGAGAGGAGGGCTCGGGGGCGCACACGCTCGACAGGTCGGGAGGAACCTGGAGCGCGGGTCTTACAGGAGGCCGGGGT